ATATTGTCGCGGATGATGATTTCGCGTTCTTTGGCCTCGTCAAGCCCTTCAATCAGGAACGTCGGCACTTCCTTCAGCTTCAGGGATTTAGCCGCCTCATACCGCTGATTCCCGGCAATAATGACAAGTTCGCCTGTGCGATTGGACAGGATAACCGGACGGGCCTCAAAATATTTCGGGTTGTCGCGTATCGAGTCGCAAAGGGTCTTGAACTGCTTGTCCCGAATAATGCGCGGATTCCCTTCCAGCTTCTTGATTTCCGTTAACTTGCGGTATTGCATCTACTCAACCCCCATATCCGGCATACGCGGCACCTC